TATCTTCATCAGTTTCATAGACACCATCATCATTCCAAATCTCACCAACAATATCAATACCACCAGGAATATCACCTACAGTATAAAAAGTTCTTACTTCTTCATCTTCCTCATAAGTTCTTAGGTAGTTCACTTCAGTAAGTTTTTGATCTGCTTCTTCTTGTGAAGCAAACTTTAGGTAGTAGGGAGTGTAATTGTTTGTCATTGTGTAAGTGCCTGTAGTTGAGTGTTTGTGAGTCTTGTTGGGTAGTATAGAAGTTTTTTTATAGTTCCATTTGTATCTGGATTGGACGGCGATTGATAAAATAGTAATCTATCAATCCCAGTATTACCATTTGTAGTTCCTGAAGTAGCAACTTGACCGAAAGCACCAACAACAAAATTTGTATTGTCATATGCAGCAACAGATTTTATATTGTCGCCACGTCCATACGAACCAGTAGTCGGAGCAGAAAGATAAGTATAACTACCACCAATTCTTCTTCCTACTCTAATTCCTCCAGAAGGATCTGAGAATCCAAAAAATCTTTGATTTGGATTTGCATCATCATTTGCAAAGTGCCATGGACGGATCCCGTATGTAAATTCGGAATAAATTGTTCCCTCGTCAGAATTATAAAAATCTGTGAAGTTTGTTCCTGTGATTTTTGTGATGTCTGGTTGTCTGGTTACTGTAGAACCGCTGGTGGGAATGTAGGAGGTTGGGAAAGGAGCAGTAACAAGTTCTTCCTGAACTCCCCAAATCAAATAAGAAGCAGAAGCATTTGATCCACTACTAGCACCTCTTGCTGATGTAAGAGATGGGACTAAGTTTATATTCCATGATCCACCAGGACCTGTCCCAGGACCACCCATCACAGTAACTCTATACCACCCATTTGGATAAGCAACTACTTTAGAAAAGAAATCACCAAAACCATTAATTGTGTTTGTGCTTCCATCAGAAAGATTAATATTAAATACCACAGCACCAGCAACAAAAGTATTAGAATAAAACCCAAGGATAGGAGTGCCACTATCTGCTTTTACAAATACAGAAAAAACATTATATTGAGTGTTGGATGTTCCTTGAGTATTCCATCCCAATCTTGTATTTTCATCAACTCCACTTCCAGTAATCCTAGTAGCAGTAGTAGTTCCGTCAAGAGCTGTAGCAGCATTTGCTGTTAGTGTAGAACCCGTAAGAATATCTCTACCCGTGTTTATATCTACACTGTAATCCTGATAATTAGTCCTACTCTCCTCAATCAACAACCCTAAACTTTCACCAGTCTCAGGATCATGATCAAATCTTGGTTCATCAGCAGCAGCAGTCTTAATTAAACCATCAGAACCAACATAAGTACCAGTGCTACTTCTGGTGAATGTAATTAGATTTGTCTCGGACATAGAATCTATCAAAGACTTTCTTCTTGCAAAGTCTAAAAATAAACTTGGTCTACCATAATCAATAAAAGTAGACCTTCTTTCTCCATATTCAATTCCCATATCTTATAATCTTTTGCTGTTTTTATATTTAGATTCCAAAACGAGACCTATGCATATTGAAGTTTTGTTGGATTTCTGATGCTGTGAGTGCTCTGTTGTATATGGAGACTTGTGATATGTTTCCATTAAACCTATAATTAGGATTTCTTGGACTTCTTCCAATATCAACAGCAGTAGAACTTGTACTACTATTAGAATTATATGATCTTGTTATATCAAATTGCCCATTAACGTAAAATGAAACTTGAGTGTTATTTTTAGATATACAAACATTAGTCCAAGTATTTGGTGGAATTCTAATCGTAGAATATTTCCAAGATCCATCATACGATGCTAATAATTTTCCTGTTGCTGGAGAATCACTGCTTATCCACATCATATATCCTCCGCCAACTCTATAATCTACCGAGTCACACACCAGCATCCAACCAGTATAACCAGTATCTTCATATCTTATCCAAGCAGATGTTGTATAATATATTGATTTTCCTAAAGTTGAGGATGCTGGTAAATTAACATAATCATCCGATCCATCAAAAAGAATAGAACTATCACTATAAGTCGGTCCATTTCTTAGAGTTCCATTATTTCCATTACCACTCAAATCAGTCCAAGTGGTTCCAGAACCAGGATAAGAGTTAGTATCACCAGCATCAAGTGCTAATACTAATCCATCCTCACTAATATCAGGTCCAGCATAAGCACCCATCAGACCATTTCCTCCATAGGTGCTGACCATTCAGGTGTGGAAAGAATATCTAAAATCTCTGAGTAAGTATAAGGTCCTTCAAGTGTTGTGAGTTCTGAAACAAAATCTGGTTGTTCTCCATCCCATTTCACAAAGGTCTTGGTTTCATCTACTGATTTGCATAGAGTATCAGCAGAAGTCTCACAGACTAATGAGAAATCAACCTGATTAATTTCTGTTGTGGAGAAGATTGCGAAGCTTCTATTTTCGTACATTGTCTTATTTGTTTTGTAAGTATTTAGATTCCGAACCTTGAACGGGTTGCATTGAAGTTTTGTTGGACTTCTGATGTTGATAGTCCTCTATTATAAACTTTAGCAACTGATATTTTTCCATTAAAATATTGAGTTGCTGCTATAGTTCCAGTTCCACCAGAACCAATACATAGAGGATTATTGCTACTAGCAGTTGATGCTGCTGCCCAAGATTCAATTTGAGTTCCATTATAATAAATTCTTGCTGTTCCTGATGATTCACTATATGTAACCATCAAGTGTGCCCAAGTATTAAGTGGAAGTTCATTATTTCTTTCTGCTCCACCTGCTAAGCAAGTATGTCCATTACCAGTGCCAACACAACCATATATATCAGCACCATTATTAAAATCTACGGCAAGAAAATAATTTTCCCATTTTGAAATTATTTTTGCAAGAGTTTGTCCTGCTGGTGCTCCACCCTCTCTCCTACACCAAGATTCAATACTCCAAGCAGTTTCCATATCTAATGTTGGACTATCTGGTGCTTCAGCAAAATCGTCTGTCCCATCAAAATCAAAACATCCACCACCCAAAGAGTTGTAAACTGCACCTGATATTGTTGCATTATTTCCGTTCCCACTCAAATCAGTCCAAGTAGTACCAGAACCAGGATATGAGTTTCTGTCTGCTGCATCAAGTGCTAATACTAATCCATCAGTAACTACTTTTGGTCCGTGCCCCAATGCCATTATTCAAAATCTCCTTCTGCCTTTGTTCCTCTTTTAGGTTTTTTTAACTTCTCAAGTTCATTACTTAAGGACTGAACAGTTGCATTGAGTTTTTCTACTTGAGTTTCTAATACAATATTCTGATTCAACAACTCAAAAGTTTTCTGTTGATACTTTGAAAGAACCAATTTCAAATCTTCTTCAGACATAAAAAAATACACCCAGTTTCCTAGGTGTATTTAGGACTTATTTAATCAACCTCAAAAAGTTCCAGCGTCAATAGTGATGTTCTCTAGATTTCTTGTAGTTCCTGTACAAGAAATAACTTGCGACTGACCTGCACAATCATTTACCCATAGTGCTCCGATTTCAATTGGAGCAAAAGCAGTGAAAGTAATTTGTGGACTATTGTTGTCAGTACCACCACCATCAGAAATCTCAGAAGCAAACTTAAATCTTGAATCTCCTTGTTCCCAAGCAACCGCTGCTTTCTTTGCGGAAGTTTGATAGTAGTTGAAGAGAACACCCAAGTCCCAAGTGGTTGTTGTAGATGGTGCAGAACCATTTACAATACCAAGTTCAATAGTTCTATCTTCAACAGTCATTGAAGAAGTATTAACTTGTGTTGTGGAACCATTAACATAAAGGTTTCCACTGACAGTTAAGTCATTTCCAATCGTAACATCATTTGGAAGTCCATAAGTAATACTTTGGCCAGCAACTGTTACATCAATTTCATTCGTAGTTCCAGCAAACGTCATTGTTTGACTGGTTGCTACTGAACCTCCACCACCACCAGTTCCATTAGTTCCTTCAGCAGTTGTGATTGTTAAGTCAACAGCAGCAATTGCAGTATCGGTATAATCCTTAACTGCTGCGGATGTAGGAAGTGTGGTGTCGTTATCATTTGATGCAATACCTTCACCCTCTGTTACGATTGCAGAAGCAGCAAAATCAGCAACTTCTACGTTTGATAGTGAGTTGCCAGTTCCATTTGCATTAAATGTTTTATTTGTAAATGTTAATGTATCTGAAGCAATATTTGCATCTTGTGCATCAACATATGCTTTAATTGACTTTGCTGATGCAAGAGTGTCATCTGAAGCAGAAACTGAAGAAAGGTCTGTGTCAACAGATGTAATTGCAGTTCCTGAACCAAATACTACACTTGTAAATGTAGGTGTGCTTGAAACACTAACAGTTGCAATATTTCCGCCAGCAGTACCAGTTACTACTAGATTATCAGTGAACTTAATGTTGGTGATGCTTCCTGCAGTTCCTACAGTTCCATTTGTATCACTAACTGAAATACCATCCAATACACCTGCACCAGCAGAAGTAACTGGTTGCCAACTCCATCCACCAGAACCATTTGCTACTGGTACATAATCAGTTGCACCAAAATCAGAACCATCAGGAGAGATTTGATTTACATCAATTCTATCAACAGTTAATGTTCCTGCAATTGATACATTATCAGGAAGACCTACGGTTACTGTTCCGTTAGTTCTGGAAACCTCAATTTCACTTGCGGTGCCATTAATTGCAAGAACCGCTCCATTGGCACTATCTCCAAGAGAAATTACACCGGAGGATGAATCAAAATCGTCCGCATCAAATGCTGCAATACCCTTTGTTGAACCATCAGCAGCAGCATCACCTATAGAAACATCACCACCACTAACTGTAAAATATGATGCACTAAAAGATGCAACACCAGCATTACTGGAAGATGCAATCTCTGCAGCAATTGTAATCTTATTATTAGAAACAGTTGTATCTACACCTTCTCCACCTTCAAATGTTAAAGTTTCACCTGTATTAAATGTATCATTAGAACCAGTATCTGCAGCAATTGTAAATGATGATGATGCAGGAGAACTGAACGAAAGATTCCCGTTTCCATCAGTAATCAGAACATTGCCACTAGATCCATCAGTTCCTGGTAATGTATATGTAACAATTCCAGCAAGACTATCTGGTGATTTCAGAGTAATATAAGAAGAACCATTAGAAGTTCCTTCAACTAGATTTACTCCACTACCAGTTGAAGTTGCTTCTCTTGTCCAATAACGGTGTGAACCAAAGAACTTATTACCTTCTGTGCTACTGTTGATACCGACATAAAGTTCATAGGTGTCGGTAGTGAGTGCGGGTTCACCTGCCTGAAGACCAGGAAGATTAGCAAAGGCACCCCTTTTAAACTGAATTACGGGAGAAGCCATTTCTATCTATTATTACTTATTATTATTTATTGATTAAAATGTTCCTCCATCAATACCAAATACAATATTGTTTATATCAACTTCTTGTTCTACTTGTGTTACGAAATCATCAGGTAAGTCATTATCTTCTGATGATGTTGATAAAACTTGGTCTGCAGTAACTAGAACAAATTTATCTGCTGATGCACTATATCTCATTACATATTTGTTTTTTGTGCTATCCAGATTTTGTAAATCAGTATCTGTTAAATCCCGTAATCTTGTAGGCATTAAAAAGTACCTCCATCAATATTATCAATCTGAATTGCACCCAAATCTAATTCTTGTTCTAATTGTGTGATGAAATCATCAGGTAAATCATTATCTTCTGATGATGTTGATAAAACTTGGTCTGCAGTAACTAGAACAAATTTATCTGTTGTACTATCATATGAAACTAAAAGTCCATCTTTTGTAGCATCTAATGTTCCAAATGCAGTATCACCCATCTCTTGAATAATAGATGGTTGTCTGGCAGATTGCACTTTTTTTGTTGTTACTGCTTTCTTTGCAACTACATTAGAAATAAATTGTACTTTTTTGACTACAGCCATCTGTCTTAAGTCGTAATGCCTGCTGTTACAAGTGCCATTCCTTCCACTAACCTTGATACTGCACCACTTCCAGATGTTAATCTTACATCATAATAATATCGTCCAGGTTCCAAACTAGTTGTTGATGATGCTGGTAATGTAATAGTAACTTCACCAATCGCTGCAGTAATAGAAACTGAAAACGATGTTGATGTTGTTGCACCAGGATGCTTTTTCATTTTAGCAGCACCAGAATATCCGGCAAGGTTTGATAATGAACCATCATTTTCAGTGGAAACAAAAGTTTCTGAAAAATCAGCACCCTGAGGAATTGATATATTAATGACTGGATTGGCTGCCATCTGTCTTTTTTAACTATTTATCACCACCAAAGTCTTTTGACTTTAATAATTTTGCTAAATCTGCAGTAGAACCAACAAAAAGAGCATTATTGACTGTAGATGGGCCTTTTGCTTGCTTTTCTTCTTCCACATCTTTGAGTTTTTTCTGCAACTCCATTAACTTGTCTGTAGCATCAGCAACATTTTTAATTAATTGTCCAGCAACTTCATATGCTCTTGGCATTTCACTCTCTTGTGCAAGTTCAAGGATACCATTAATTGCCTCTTGTCCCTTTTCAATCAAAGAATAAAGATTTCCTCTTGTATATTCATAATCTTTTTGGATATCAGTATTTTGTGATTTTTGTACTTCAACTTCAGTATGCTTCTCAATCTCTGTTGATACTAGTTCACCATCAACATTAAAAGTATTGTTTAATTCGTCAAACTTTTTTGTCATTTTCATAACTTATCAGAAAGTACTACCATCAAAACCAAAATCATCTCCAATTTCTATTAATGCATCATCTGCATCGTTGATTAGATGAATATCGGTTCCTGAAACATGAGATTCTTTGGGAGTGCCATCTTTTCCTCTTTCAACTTTAAGTTTTGTTCCTGATATAATTTCAAGAACATAAACCTGCTCATTGTCAATAGTGAGATAACTTGCATCTGATATTCCCGAAGTATCTGCAACTTCAATGTATTTTGATGTTGTCCCGATATCTTGGGATAAAGTTGTAATTGCATCTCCTGTATAATCTTTAATTGCTCTAGGAACAACAGAGTATGTAATATCTCTTGTTGGAGTATTTGTAGTGTCTCCCGCAATATAACCAATTTGAACTTTTTTGATAAGATCTTTGGATACTCCAGATGCAATTGGGCCAAATAGATATGTTTTTGCAGTAAATCTAATTGTATAATAAAGAGATCTTCTAGTTGTGAAATCTCCTTCATAATCATCTTGCATTGAAATGTTTTCAATTACAACAGGAATATCTCTCTTTTCACCAATAGATTCTGCTAAGTCAACAGTCAAATTAAATGATGGTTGAAAATATGGCAAAATTTGCTCAACGATTTGGAGCATATCATCATTTAATTTTGTATATATTGTAAGTTCAAATGCCATGTTATATGGAACAGGCATGTATGCTTTTCTGACTTCTGTCTTGTCGTTTGGATTGGTTGTTATAAAAGTTTGAGTTGTTGTTACCTTTCTAGAAGCATCATATTGTAACCCAGTAAATTCAAATGACATTCTAGGTAAAGAGATTTGAGTTCCTTTACTCAAATTTGGAGATTGTTCTAACCTTGCTAGAAACTTCTGTGTTGGTCCATATGCTAATGGAACCTTAATAATCTCTATAGTAGAATCTGAAGAATTAGTATGTTTAATTTCAATGTTGTTAAAAAGAGTACCGAAAGTAATAATTGTTTTTCTTAAGATTTCGTGATAAAAATATTCAAACATAACATTACCTACTTTAATTCTACTAACCGTTAATTATTATTTATGTTATGGAGTTCCGAAAGGATTTGTTTCTGTAAAATCAAGTATCTTGTCGGCTTCCACTTCAATATTATCATTATCTGGGAATTCGCCTATTGTATTATATTCTTCTTTAGATGTAAGTTTATATAATGCTCCACTTTCGGCACCATGAACCGTTTCTCCAGGAGTAAAGTCTGCGGTAACATTTGTAATCGTAAGAACTCCTGTACTTCTTGTCCAAGATTTGACTCTTGCAGTTGCTCCGCTTATTGTTCCAGTAACAATCTCATTATGAATAAACGTTCCAATGCCAATAGTTGCTCCAATGCCTGTGGGTGGTGCAATAGTTACAGTAGGAGCGACAGTATATCCAGCACCAGCATTGGTATATCTAATTGCAGTAATTGTTCCTGCAGCAGAGACTATGGCAACACCAGTCGCAGTTGTGCCAATACCTGGACTGCTGAATGTGACTAGTGGGGGATTTACATATCCTCCACCCCCGTTGGTTATTGATACAATTCCAAGAACACCATTACCAATTCTAGTTGTAGCTGCAGCACCTACACCAGGATCAGTAGAATATCCTACCAATACAATTCCTGGAGCGACTGTATATCCACATCCAGGATTTGTAATTTCAACTCCCTGAACTTTACTTCCAATCTGAGTTCCATCACAATTAGTCAAATTGCTAATTAAAGTTGCAATACCAGCAGCAGTATAACTTGAACCAGATGGAGATATTGAGAAAGCAACTGCTGGAGGAGTGCGGTATTTTTCTCCTCTGCTTGTCATTGTAACAGACATAACGCCACCAACAGTGCAGATACCAACAACAGATGCTGTAGCAGTTACTGCAGCTCCAATAGAAACAAATGTCAGAGATTGAATATTTCCTTCAGTTATAGTATTATCATCAATTTCATCAACTTCAGTATCAATAACTTCATCTTCATAACGAAAGAGTTCGCATCTCAGATCATAAACATAATTTTTTTGCAACTGATAAAATGGTTTTTCATGCTCAACAAATTTAATTTCAAAAAGTCTATCTCCAAGAGGAAAATATATCAAATCGCCTTCTTTTGGACGAGTCGCTAATTCAATATTTGGTAAACTTTTAGTTAATGGTGTTATATAATTTTCAAATCTCTCTTGAGAGATTATTAAATTAATTTCATTAGTTGCTTGTATTCCAAACTTTGATAGTAATTGCGTATTGTCTCCATAACCTTCATAATTATTGACATATGCTTCAATTGGATATGCACTATCAAATTTTGATTCAATAACTTCTTGTATTATTGTATTTTTTGTTATATATTTTCTTGGCAAATAATATACTTCAACACCATACATTCTCAACTGCTCGTTGATTAAGTCTTGAATAAGACTTTGTTCAGTCTGTGAACCTTGAAGAAAAAATGGATTAAGCATTATCCTATCATGTCAAGAGGAGGAAGTTCATATGTGTTTGACATCTTTTCCATAATCATATCAATTTCCTTTTGTGCATCATCATAGATTTGCCTTCCATTAAGTTCTACTCCTCCTGGAAGTTTTACTCCTTGGAATTTAATTAAGTTTTGTCCCCATTGACGTTTGATTAGCGAAGTCAGATATGGCTTTAAGAAGGAATCATTCCAAACTCTAGCATAATCATTTGGATTTAATGCTCTATAACAATCCATGATGAGATAATCGCCTACAGTCAAACTACCCCAATCAATATCAAGATATAATCTATCCTGTCTTTGATTAAATCTTATTTGCTTCTCTGTGGTTAATAAGAAATCAATATCTTCAAGATATGTTTTTGTCATTGCATATGTGAGAAGTTCAGTAGAACCCCAATAGTAAATATCATTCAAAAATAGTTGATACTTAACACTGAACATATTATTTGTTACAGTGTTTGAACCATCAAAGTGAAATATCTTTTGAACTCCAATCACTGCTGGAGGAACTTGAAGATAATTGCTATTTTCTTTCCAGTTAAAATCTACATTTGCTCCATCAATAGTTGCAGATGCAGTTGTTGTTACAATTCCAACATTTGTATTATTTGGAGCTCTTCCTCTATCAATATCTGCTTGTGTTACTTGATATTTCAAAAACATCTGAGTGACACCATCAAAGTGTCTCTCTTGAAAAAACTGAATGGCATCATCTACAAGATCATCAATTTGCTCATCAGCAACGTTAATCTCTAGAACTGGAGCGCCCAGTTTTCTTTTACAATAATCTATTAACTCTTGTCTAGTAGATGGTTGTGCCATTTACGGAATACCTCTATGAAAATATTTATGGTGCTTCTGAAACCAAAATTCGTAATAAGTTTTTAATTTCGCTAATATCGTCTTTCATATTGGCAACATCAGATTCAAGATTCTGTATTTGTTGCTTTTCTTCAGATTTCATATCTCTTCTAGAGACATACTCTCGATATTCTGCCATGTTTTTATTAACTATAGAATTGGTTTTTGGATCTCTATAGAGATGAGTATGTCCCTCAACTTTCAAATGTTCCATATCAAGCAAGTGCGATAACTCTCAAATCCTTCATTCTTGGAACATATGCTTGACTGGTTGAAGTCATGACAATTTTGATTCTGTATGCTTTGAATGATGAAAGCTCATCTGCGGTGAATGTATATTCTCTATAACCAATTTCATCAGGAGAGAATCCTACATTCTGAATTGGTTCATGATAAACATCTGGTAGTCCATCATTATTAGCAACATCAATAACTTGTCCTCTATCGTCAATGTTGTTATAACCTGGGAAAGGAACATAAATTGGTTCAAAGTTATCAGTTTCGCTGATAGCATAAAATGCTCTGATATTAGAATACAGATTTACATGAGCATTAACCAAAATCTTAATAGAGGAAGCGGGGTTTTCCAAATTAATCTCTTTAGAGAGATATTGGAAAGCAGTTGGATCTTCAGAGATGCTATTTACTCTATTATCAGTTACATAGTTAGTTACAACGCTGTTAACTCTATTTGATGTAAGAATTGTACTTATTCTCTGAGTGTCAATGACTGGACTTATTCTTGAATCAACACTATTAAGGTTGATTCTCAAGTTCATGGATTTATTTCCAGAAAGTGTGCTCAGTTTATTAGTTTCATTAATCTTGGATGCAATAATTCTTGGACTTGTCAAGTAATTTGTCTTATTGAGAGAAATAGGTTCAAATCCCTGATTAAGATATGGAATTTCACTACCACTGATGCTTGAAGCACTTATAGTTCTAACTTCAGCGTTAATAGATGTTCCCTGAACTGTCAAATTCTGAACAACTGGAGTAATAATTTCAAATGGAATGTTCTGAGTAGCCTTGATTGAATTTCCACCAGCAAATTTAGTTTGTCCCATGTAAAGCTTGGGGAAACTTGTTCCAGTAGTTCTTCCAACTCCACTTGAACCCATATCCAACTTAACGTTGTATGAATCAAATGTAATTGGATTTGCAACTGTTACATTCTCTAAG